TCACACTAGTCCGATGATTGAGCCACATGCAGCACCAACGATGTCGGCCTTGATGTCGCCCCAATCAAACTTTTCTTTCTCCTTGAACTTATCATTCAATTCTTTGCCGATGCCCACCGCCAAACTTACGCCAAAGCCAACGCCAGCGGATAAAAGGCATCCTGCGCCACACCTGCGCAAGCATCGCGTGGTGATGTCGGCAAGGACAAGGGATGCCGTGACGTGCATCCACTTGTCCGAACCGAACTGGGCTAACCTTTCTGTCAACTTCATAGCAGTAAGCAAACGAATATCGCCACAATGGTTGCCGCTAACGCCAACACGGGATTGCGCCAGTCGTAACGCTTTTCCTTTGACATCACCGCACGGATGGCCTCTAAGAAACCGCATTGGATGATGCACACCACAATGGCGAACACCCAATTGAACTCCGCATCTTTCTCGGTCAGCATCGCAACAAAACCGAACAGCAGTCCCAGCAGCACGAACACTACCTTTGCCACGCTAAAATACTTCTTTAAAAATTCCTTAACCTTTTCCATTTTTGCTATTGTTTTTGTTTATGTTATCTTTCGTTCCCTCTATCTTCTCCGCCCCGCTCTTCATGTACTCGCTTAGGTATGGTATCTTCTCCACCATCTTCAACGAAAGGACCCAGTAAAGGAAGTTGAAGAACTTCCACATCGGGGTGTTTGTCACCAATATCCTGCATACGTTCTTCAAGATGTTCACCCCGTAAAACCATACGGCCATAACGCACATTATCCGTATGCCTGTTATCGCCTCTTCCGCGTTATGCAGGAAGTAACCTACTATGCACATGCAGGCCGCAATGACGAAGAACACCAATATGTGCAAGAAAAACGTCTTCGCCTTACGCCACTCCCAGCCGTTGCCCTTTACCACGTCGTCAACTACGCCGAACACGAAGTTGATGAGGAACAGCAACAGCATGCCTTGCATGAAGTCGGCAATAGGCACGAGCCGTGAAAACAACCAGCTGCCAAGAACCATTAGAACTCCCTTTAATTCGTCTATCATATCAAAATACTTTATTGCTCCAACAATGTCTTTACCTTTGCGCCAAGTCCCGTTGCGGCATCTGCATTGCCGATGCTCAAAGCTACATTTGCCGCCGCCTGATAGACGATAGGGTCTATAAGTTTCTTGCACAGCTCCATATTACCGCCGACCACCTTGGGAAACGGCAGGTAACGTGCGCGTTTCACATAGACGTTTTCGCCTGCCGTGCAGCTGAAAAACTCCAATACCTGCCCTACGGGTTGCGTAACGATTGCCACCACTGGACTTTGGGGGTTGCCCCTAACGCCTGGGTAGCGGCTGTGCTGCACCTCATAGAGAGGGTCGTCTTCCTTTATTGCCTTGCTCACGGCGAAACTCCAATCGCTCATCCTGAACGAAACCAAGCGCATGAAATCTTTCGGCAACGCGATGAAACCGCTACCATAGCCAACTGCGCCATGCCAGCCGCAACTGCCGCTGAAGTCCTTTCCGCCGTCAAGCAGGTGCGCAGGTGCGCTGTTCTCTACAATACGCGCGGCAACAGGCAGCTCCTCGGCAATGATGTCGTCAAGCGAAAGCGTGTCGACGTCCCCCAACACTGCGAGTTGCTCGTTAACCATGTTCTGGTCTAGGGCTATGCGAACGCGCCTTTTGAGTTCTGCTATGGAACACTTCTTCATCACTCACCGAATTTTAGTCTTCCTCCAACTCCTTGCAGCCGTTGAAACGGACGCCAGTATGCTTGGCCGCATCAAGGATATTCTTTGCAGTCTTCAACGCACGCGCCGAATAGCCGTGGTTGTCCATCATGTACTGCTTGGCATCCTCAATGCACGTAACCTCAACTTCCGTCATCTCGGTTGGCTGTGGCTGTTCGTCCTCGTCATGAGCCGTCTCTTTTGCAGCCCGAACTTTCGCCATGCGTTCTGCGCGTTCCTCTTCTGTTTCGCCAACCTCTTGCGGTTCGTCTTCCAACTCAATCACGCTTAGGATTTTTATGCCGCCTTTCAAAAATAGGGGGCAGTGTTCTATCGCGTGCTGGAAAATAGGCTCTGATGTCGTGAACTGCGCAGGGGTGTTTCCATAGCCCGTAGACGCACCGCCCGAGAACAGGACGTTGAGCGATGCCTTGCCCATCATGATTGTTATCTGTCTCTCGGCGTAGTAGTCTATGCCGTATGTCTTTTTGTATCTTGCCATCTTGCTGTCTTTCTTTTAAAAAGGGCGAACGGCACTTGCCGTCCGCCCCACTTCTAAACAATTAATTATGAAAACAGAAAAATAAATCTTTAGTGTTACTGGGCAGTAAGCTCTGCGGAGTATTCCGTCCACTTAGTTCCCTTGTACAGCCACAGTTCACCTGCCTTTGCGCCCTTGCCGATGCCAGATACGTCTTTCATGAGGTAGTATATCGTGCCGTCCACGAGGTCTTTGCCTGCCGGAACGGTGTCCTTGTCCCACATCACGTAACCAGGTGCGGCCGTCTCTCCCTCACCGTCAATCCAAATGTGGCAAGTACCTTTAAGGGCTAGTGCATCCCATGTCAATATGCCCTTACGCTTAGCCTCCTCGCCCTCTACATCCTCATTGAAGGTGTGTTCTTGCGAATACACATAGTGTACGACCCTGTCCAGGCAAATCAACGCACCGCTGTTGCTCCAGCCCATCCTGTCCAAAGTCGGGTCGTGTTTGATGTCGAAGTCGCCAAACACGGTGTGAACGCGAGTGACAACCCATCCGATTGTGTTTACCTCAACCGAAATCTTGATTTCGGGATGTTTTGAGTAGTCGATGCATTGGAGTTTCTCCAAGAGGTTCTTGCCTGCAAGCAAGAGACCGCCGTTGGGCTTGTCCTCACCCGTGTTGTACATCTTCGACAGTGCGATGAACTTTTCGACCTCCCAAACATTGGGTGCTTGCAACTCGCGCTTGAACATCCATCTGATGCCCATTGAGAAGTATACATATTGCATTCCCATAGAACCAGTGTCACGCTTAATGCGTGCCATGACGCCTCCCCAACAAGTGCGGTTGCCCTCCAGCTTGAACTTCTTGATTTGTTGTTCGGCGATGATGGCCTGTGCGAAAGGAATGCGCTTTTTTTGCTTGTCAAAGTAGTCGCTTACTACTTGGTTCATTCCACGCTTTTGTAGGAAGAGCCTTATAGGTTTGGGTACTGACGTATCAGGTTCAACGTGTTTTTGAGTTTCGTAAAGGGCGTTGGCCATGACGATTAATGTCGTGCCTGCCGGGATGGCAGGTGTGGTGCAATATTCGTCATCGGACGTCGCCCTGGGTCCGTTGACAGCAATTACGATGGGGTTGCCTGTGGCATTGTCACGCCCAACCACATACAGCATAAGGTCTTTGCCGGGAGTGAGCGTTTTGCCGTCGGGCGCATACCCGTCAACGCCTTTTGCCAATAGCGTTCCACACACCCTGGGTATGCCTTGGTCTTTGGACGACAATGGTAAGATAAATTGGTTGGCTGTCCCTTTGTCAACCTTATCGCTGGTGTCAATCTTCGAACGTGGTTCGTCTATGATAAAGTGGTCTACTTCCGGGCTTTCCACGTTAACTCTCTTCGCTTTCAGCATTATCTGCATAAGCGGGGTGTCACCCGCATCAAACGCAAACAATTCCCCATCGATGTCGGGTTGGATAAAGTTACCTCCATCGATACCGCCGGTCGAGTTCGCCACCTCTGATACGGTCGTGGGTTGACCGTTTAATTGTGACTGAACACCGGCACTACCAGGTGCGGGGGTGTTGGCTCCCGTCATCAATCCTACTTCTTGGCCGTCAATCTTGGCCACTTTTTGCTCTGCCATTCTCTTTCAAATTTTAAACATTATACTTTCAAACGTCCGCCTCAATGAAGTTGCCTGCATCTATTCCGCCAGTAGCACCTGCTATTCCCGATATGGTCGTGGCTTGACCGCCTAGATGTGATTTTATCCCTGCACTACCGGGGCTTGGTTCTTTCGCCCCAGCAACGAGAATGATTTCTTGTCCCTCAATGGGTGGTAATTTTCTCTCTGACATATCATGTTGTCTTTTATGCTTAGCGTGCCAAGCGAGCCTCGTCAAAGATTGTTTGAGGCCGCTTATGTTCTTTCTCCTTAACCCCATTCTTGCCGTCCAAATGCGGCAAGCCGTCCCCTGCGCCCTTCTTGCGCAGTTTCTCCTCTATCTTGGCGTTCCTGCCGCGCACTTCACCCTCTTCACTGGCAACGGCCACGTTCTCATCGTGATGCAACGCTTTGCGTGCCATTTCTATGCTTTCGGGGGTGAATTTACCCACGATGCCGTCCTTTACGATGTTTGCCAAGAACTGCACGGTTTCGGCTATCTCCTCGTCAGACAAGCCGTCTTCCTCTTGCAGCTTGTCCAAGTAGTCAAGGGTTTCCGTAATGTTGGAGTTGTACTCTTCCTCCAGCTCCTTTTCCTTGGCCACTCGCTCAATGAACTTTTGGTTAGCCTCGGAGAGCTGCTCACGGAGTGCAGGGTCGTCAAGCGCATCGCGGAAGTCCTCTTCTCCGAAACGCTCGATAAGGGCGATAAGCGGGTTCTTCCCCTCTTTCCAATCAACCAAGAATGATGCGCTGCGAGGGTCGCTGGTGAGCAAGTCAGCAAACTTGCCCTCACGTTCCTTGTAGCCGTTCAATTCCTCGTCACTTGCATCGTAATCGTCGGAGATTTGCCCGAAAAGGCTTTCATCGTCCGAAAAATCTTTGTCGGGATATTTCTTTGCAAGGCGTTCCATAAGTAGTTCGCGCTTACTTCTATTGTTTTGATTTACAACCTCTTCCATCGCAATATTTTTTGTGCATTACTATTTCTCTCGCAAAGATACGATGCCGCTTTGCTTTGCACTTTTTATTTGTTTATGCCCATTTCGTAACTTTGCGATAAGTAGAAAACTTTTTTACCTCATAAAGTTTTCTGTGTGAAAGTCCAAACAATCTGTTAAACCAAAAATGAAGTGGAATGAAGAGGAAAGGTAGTGAGTTTGAGTATCGGCAAGAATTGGAAAGCGATTTGATAAGGGCTTTCAGGGAGAGCTTGCTGAAAGCGGAGTACATAAGGATGGACGACATCTATGCAAATGTGGTGGAGATGCCGTGCAGTCGCTTTTGGGTCAGTGAAACGCGCGCTAAGATAGTTTTAGCGGAGATGATGCGTGGCGACACGCTACCCAACATGGGGGAGATGAAACGAGAAATGTACATGGAGATTTACAGACGGCTAAAAGTATTCATGGCGGAACATTCGTCAATGTCGTTCAACGATTGTGTCTTTCAGGTGCTTAAACAGCAAGCACCGAAATTCTATCTAAGGCCAAATTCGGCACGTGTCATAATTTGCAGGATAAGGAGAAAATGGGCGAAAAGGAAAGAGAACGTACAACTGAGGGATATGATAACGCGGTAGCGGAAATCATAAGGGAGAACGAACGGCGAAACGCGGAAATAAACGCCCCGTTCAATCCTATCACGGGCGAAAATTCGATATTGGAAAGGGAGGAAGTCTGCATATCGGATTTCCCCCTTGTCCGACAATGGCTACCTAAGTCCATGATGAAAATCCCACTCGTGCAGCTTATCGTAAGGCACGGCTCGATAAAGGACTTCCTAGAAAAGGAACTCGGCGTGGAGTGTACGGCCGAGGAGAAACACAAGGTTGTGGAGCAGTTCACGCGCGTGCGTTACGAACACGACTTCTGTTTTTGGGCGGCCGTCCTTGCGTTCATCAAGCAAAAGGGCGGCGGATTGGACGTGCGATTTGTCCTCAACCGCCCACAACGCAGGCTCATAGCGAAGTTTGAACGAATGCGCCTTGCTGGCAAGCCCATACGTGTGATATTACTCAAAGCTAGGCAGTGGGGAGGTTCTACCGCAACACAGATATATATGGCATGGTTGCAGCTGATGCACCAAGTGGGGCTAAACTCGCTCATCGTCGGGCATCAAAAGGATGCCTCAATAGAGGTTAAGGACATGTTCGACCGCCTCATCAACGCATATCCAATAGAGCTGCTGTACGGCTTAGGAGAGAGCTACAACGCCAACGAGCCGAAGATAGTAGGGGTGGGGCAGAGCGGAAACATCCACCGAATACCACAGAGGAACTGCAAGATAAAGATTGGCACGGCAGAGAAACCCGACTCCGCGCGCGGCGGCGACTATAACCTTGTGCATTGTACGGAGGTTGGGCTTTGGAAGACGACGGAGGGGAAAACACCCGATGAGATTATACGCTCCGCATGCTCTGGTATCTTATTGAAAGCCTACACGATGATTGTGTATGAGAGTACGGCAAACGGAACGGGCAACTTCTTCCAACGCGAATACGATGCCGCAAAGAAAGGCATATCGCAGTTTTCGGCCTTGTTCATCGCTTGGTTTGAAATCGAGCAATACGCCATTCCCTTTGAGAACGAAGTGGCTAAGGTCGAGTTCGCCACGCGGCTGTACGCCAACCGCGACAACGACTTCACGGCATCGAACCGCGAGGAAAGCGGTCAATATCTCTATTGGCTGTGGAAGAAAGGGGCAACGCTCGAGGCCATCAACTGGTACGTGCAGGAACGCTCGAAGTATGCAGACCACGGCGACATGGCATCGGAATACCCGTCTGACGATGTGGAGGCGTTCGTGCATTCGGGTGCGCGCGTGTTCGACAAGTACAAGGTGGAGGAACTAAAACCTGCATGCCGCTCGCCAAGGTATGTGGGCGAGGTATACGGCGATGCACAGGAGGGCGAAGAGGCATTGAAGAACCTGCGGTTCGCGCAAGGCTCGCAAGGGTTGCTCTCGGTGTGGAACTTGCCCGACATTTCGGCAACGGAGAAGGTGACGGAAAGATACCTCGTAGTGGTGGACATCGGCGGCCGCTCGAAAAAGGCGGACTGGTCTGTGATAACGGTCTTCGACCGCGTATTTATGGCCGATGGCGGAAAGCCAGTTGTCGTGGCGCAATGGTACGGACATGTCGACATGGACATACTCGCGTGGAAAGCCGCACAGATAGCGGCCTTTTACGACAATGCGCTGCTCGTCATCGAGAGCAATACGCTCGAAACGAAAGACAAGGAACGGCAGGTTGACGGCGACTTGTCCCACTTTATCCTAAACCAGATAAAGGACGTATATCCCAACCTGTATGCACGCAGGCAAAGCGAAGACGACATAAAGGAGGGGCGGCCTAAGAAGTACGGTTTCCATACCAACGTGTCAACCAAGCCGATGGTCATAGCAACGCTCATAAAGGCCGTGCGTGAGAACCTATATGTCGAGCGTGACGAACGGTGCCTAGACGAATACCTGACCTACGAACGCAAGAAAAACGGCGCGTACGGAGCAATCATCGGCAAGCATGACGACCTGCTGATGACACGTGCCATAGGCCTGCACATCTGTTTCTTCGAGATGGGGTTGCCTAAGTATGTGGACTTGACCAAGCCACGGACGGCAAGGAGGAAAAAAGTCGTTTCTGCGGCAACCATCTAAAACAATAAAGGCCAACACGTATGTTGGCCTTTATTGTTGTCACTATCATGCCGTCTGCTGCATCGGCGGTTGCCCTTGCGGCGGTTGCGGCATGGGCAGCGTTCCTTGCTCCCCAACCATCTGTTGCACCTGTTCCTGTTGCCTGCTGTTGATGCTTTGCAACAGCTGGTCTGCAAATGGGAAATCGCCGTTTTCCAACAGCTCTTGCAAGCTGATTTGGCCACTCTGCCACAACTGCATGATGAAGTCGTTTGCAATCTGCCTGTATGCAGGCGTAAGCGTGCTTTCTGTGATGCTCAAGTCGAATTCCACGTCACGTATGCGCTCTGGGTCGTATATGGTAAGCGCACCGCGCCTGCCTGCGATGTTGAACACGCGCTTGCTGTCGTAGTATTGCTGTATGTTCTTGACATCCATATAGGCCGCATTCATCACGAAGTCGCCGAAACTCTCCAACAGGTCGCTTAGCGATGTAGTTGCGTTCTGTGTCTGCTGGGCGTAGAGGCTGCCGCTGGTGCCGCTATACCCAGGCTTGCCCTGCAACGCGCCGTTCACACCCGATATGTCCTCGAAGAACTTCAGTTGTAGGTTTAACAGACCGTCAATGCCGATGTTTGTATTATTGTTTGAAAGCTGTTGCGGCATCCTATCTGTCCCTTTTGTCTTAATGGCAAGTATTCCATTGTATCTGTGCCATTCGTCCGCCACGTCTTCCAAACTCGTGCCGTCTGGCAAGTTCTCTTCGGGGAATAGCAGCAATCCCTTTGCGCTGGCGCGCATTATCCAGTCGTACATCGTTATCAGTCGGTTGGTGTACCGCTGTTGGTCTATGACGTCCGCCACAAAGGAATGTATCTCGCCGTCAATGAAAGGGTATGCCTTGAACACATAAGGGTGTCCCTTGTGCGCGAATGGCGTTTCCCCCTCTTTGAGAATGTCGCCGAACGGGCTAAGGTAGTAGAAGTACCAATAATCGTCGACGAACCACGTTGCCTTGATTAGCGGGATGTCGTCAATATCCATCCCAAAGCGCGTGCCTCGTTCTATTCGGCTGACGTTCTCCAACTCAACCATTTCCTTGTAGTCTTCAACGTCTATCTTATACACGTCACCAGTGTTCGGGTCGTGGCATCGGTAACGAGGCTTGCTTTCCTTTCTCCACACTTCGACAACCCTGCAAAGGCTCTGTTCGGTAGGCATGAGAAACGACATGTTTTTAAGTTGCGGCATGCCGAACGAATTGTAGAACGAGACAACGTTCTCGGCATCGCGCGCCCCTGCATAGATATTGGCAAGCTTGTTGTAGTCCTCTGGCGTTTCAGCGAATTGTCCGCAGAGGGTCTGAAAACTCACGTCGTGTATCTCGCCGACACAGCTGGCATCCCATCCGCGGAAGTCGCGCATGTTGGCATCCACAAAGAAATTGTTCGGCTGCACATAGTCCGTCCAGCAGTCCAGTTTCTCGTTGCGCCAACCGTACCACTTGCGATGCACCACCAGACCGCTTATGAGGAACTCTTCCATCGAGCGCGCATACAACTCGTTCATGCGGTTTTGCTGCATGTTGTATTGCAGCACGGTACTCATCGTTTCGCCAATCTTCTGTTCCTCGCGGTCGCGCGCGGTACAGGTTGGCTCCTTGCTTTGGTTGCGGTATACGCCAAGCACGTTGCGCACGAGCCTGCGTATGAGGTTGTTTTTAAGGGGGATGTTCCCTTGTTCCTTGATGTAGTCTTCCTCCGTCATCGTCTTGCCGTCAACGGTAATAATGTCTTTCCATTGTTCCCCATAGCAGTACCGCTTGCACCGCTCGCGGTTCTCACGAAACTTGTGCATGTTGAACCAGTGCTGTTGCGCCTGCATCAACACGCTGTACGCCCTTTGGTCTCCATCGCGACTTTTGGCATGCTCTATGCTGTCCATGCTCTCCTTGCGCGGCATGACCTTACGCATCGACATCAGTTTTGTTGCCATATACTTATACCTTTCGTTTTACGTGCAAAAATAACAAATCGCCCACCATCCCTCCCTTTATCCGTAGCGCGCCGTCACTTTACCTCGCGCAACTTATTGACCATTTCCTTGCGTAAGTCGGATATTTGCTTGTCGATTTCGAGCGTGGCGTCAGGGTCTCCCTGAACTTCTTTCCTAAGCTTGCCGAGACGGTCTATGTCCTTTGAGTATTCCTCGAATATGAGGTAGCGCGCGTATTCGGGTTCGTTGTACATCAGGTTTATCTTCTCGATGTACTTTTCAGAGCCTTGCTCCGCCTCGCGCTCGTAGTTACGCAACAGCTTTTTCGTATGGTCGTGTTCCTTGCTGAACTTGAAGTAGGCATTGTTAATCGCACGTTCTTTTGTCCGCTCATCGCCGTACGCATAGAGGCGATTTGCAAAAGGTATGTCCTTTGTCTCAACAGGTTGTGCGCCGAACGGCATTTTTACCGTCTTCACCACCTTGTCCATGAACGAATAGTAACCGCCGAGCATACCTTTCATGACGTATTCTATCTGCGCAGGGTTTAAGTCTATCGCTCCGCCAGTGTAGTCATCGCCGCCCGTGTTGTCGCTAAGCCACTTCGTGACGGCTTTCAACTCCCCGTTGACACCCTTGTACGACTTAGCCCATTCGGGGTCGTCCTTGTTGAAGGGGGTATCCTTGTAGATGGGCAGGCCTGTCCACCCCTTGTTCATGCTGGCCTCCACGATGGGTTTCAAAGCCGTAGGCACTGCCGCCGTCCACGAGCCGCCGCCCTCCATGAAGTCTATGGGCAACACTTGGCTAAGCTGTTCGGCCGCCGACAGCATGGCCTCGCCGCGCGTCATTTGGTTCTTGCCGCTCATCGCGGTCATGGCCAGTTCGCCCATGCCGTATATGGCACGATATTCTTGCGGCAGCGCAATCTTAGCCCATCCGTTCCCTGCCTTTATGAGGATGTTGGAACGCCTTACGTATTCAGGCATGTCGTAGTAGCCGTTGCCGTCATCGTCGTCACCGCTCATGAGATAGCCCACATAGGGAATGAGCAAGCCAAGGCCGAACAGGGCGGTTGCAAGCGAATAGCCCTTTACTGGGTTTCGGTGCGTGTAGCGCATGTAGTTCGTCAAGCCCTGAACGCTCGCGTTCCAGAACGTGTACAACCCACGGCCGATGCCTGACACGAAAGCGGCAGTATTCCCTTGCCACGTCTGCCCTGTTGCACCAAGCATCTTAGAACCGCTGCCTTTCTTGTTAAAGTTCACGCTAATCTCCTTGGCATCGTATATGCTCCTGCCAAGCTGCCTGCCCATCTGCCGCGAAGTGACGAAAGCCGCAAAGCGCGCGCTGTTCTCAATGGCGCGGTTAAGGTGGTCAAGGGTCTCGAATATCTTTTTTACAGACTTGCCTGCTGCTCCCCTATCCAAGGTCTTCTTGATGTCGCTCTTATGCTGTTCCGCATTCTTGACGGACGTCCATCCCGTCTCGCCGCCGTTCATCATGAACTCGTAGAAGTACCGCTGCAACTCGTTGTTCATGTCCAACTCGCCGTTGTTGTATTTGTGCAGCAGCCTGCCAATCATTACAGGGTTGCAAATGGCGTGGTTGATGTGGAACTTCGTTGCGTAATTCCTGCCCTCCTTTACGTGTATCATCATGTTCGAATAGAACGTGTCGCGGATGAAGTTGCTTACCACGAAGTCGGGGTTGCGCGTGGTGTATGCGGAACTCAACCACCTGTTGCCCTGCGCAATCCAATCGAAGACCTTATCGATAGCCCCAGTGGACTTGTTGTCGGGGTTGGTAAGGCCGTTGATGGCCTGTGCCGCCCTGGGGTTGCCGTTGACGGTCAGCACATAGTCCTTGCCGTTGCGTTTCACAATCACCTGATGCTCGCGCATGTCGCTGCCCAACACCCTATATGGTATGTTGCCCTTTTCCCCTTGGCGTGCGTACTTATCGGGCTGCTGCGTGGACAGTTCATTCATCTTCTCCTCAAATTCGCCCACCTTTCTTTCAACCTCTTCTGGCGTGTCTTCGGGGGATATTTCGGGGAACTTCGGTTTCCAAGTGTCGTTCACCTCGTCATATTCAAGCCACATGTCGCTAACGCTCACCAAATCGCTGGGGTGCTTGGTCACGTAGTTGAGGAACGGTATCTTAACGAGCCTGTTCCTGTTGGCTTGCATAATCGCGCTGTCCGCCATCAACGCCATTTGCGCAATGGGGTTGTCGGCTTTCGAGGTGCGCCCCTTGGCGGTCTTCATGGGTGCGGTGAACGCGCTGTTCTTGCCCATAAGATAGGCATACTCCTCGCCAGAGGTTTTCTCGTCAAAGCCGCGCAAGGGAATGTAGTACTTGTACATGTCGGCTATTTCGTGATACGCCTCCTTGCTTAGAAGTCCGCCGCGGTACATTTTCCACAGCACTTCCGCGTTAGCCGCATTCACGTCATACCAAAGGTTGTCTATGCCCACCTTTCCTTTTTCTTCCTCGTAACGCTCCACAAGCTCTTTCGCCCTCTGCTCCGCCGTTGCCGTGTCTATCTCGTCTTCGTCACCGCGCATAAGCGTGGTCAATCCCGAATAGTCGCGCTTGCGGTGCTTGGACAGTATGGCATCCCAGTCGGGGGCTGTTCCCTTTCCGTCCGCCGCCTGGTTGAGTTTCTCGTATTCCTTTTGAGCCTCGCGCAAGGCCATTACCTCGTTGCGCTCCAAGCCGTGCTTGGCCATCATGTAGTCGAACAAGTCCTGCCTTTCCTCGTCAGTGCGAGCCAACGCCCCGATGCTGTTGAGCAGTGGTTTGAAGAACCTGCGGTTGTAGTCGTCCAGCTCCGCTTGGTTGACCGAACTCAACCTGTTCTCGCCAACATAGGCGTTCTCGCTGTCGGGGATGTCCTCTACTTCGCGTTTCACTTTCTCCGCCTCGTCCACAGCCTTGTAAAGCTCCATAAGGCTCTTCATACTGTCCTGTATGGCCTCAACGCTCTGAAAGCCGCTTTCTCTCATGCGATGCTCGTATTTCCCTCGCGCGATGGCCTTGTCGAAGTCTATCTTGTCTTGGTCAATCTGCCTGAATAGTATGTTCGGCTCTCCTGCCGTTCGCGTGCCGCCGAGCAGCTCTTTTCTTTTCACAACGTCTTGTGCCGCACCCATGATGCCGCCGTTTCCCGTCAAGTTCTCATAGCTCCTCCAAAGGACGTAACGCAACTCGTCTTCGCCAATGTCGAAGAGTTTGTGACGTTCGGTCAAGCGGCGCAGCATGCCCACGAAGAGCTCCTTAACCCTCTGGAACCAGCCACTTTCTTTGGCCTGCTCGAAATTAGTGTCTTCTGCCAAGCTCGCAAGATACTCTTCGGTCGCTACACGGGCGTTCCATCCGTGGCGGATGCTCATCTGCACAATCTTTCTCCTTATGCTGAGCGGCGCGTTCCTGTACACGTTATCTAAGAACGTGTCGAAGTCCTTGCCGAACAGCTTGCGCAACCCATAGTGGGCTACCGCCTCGTGCATCAAGGTCTTTATGGCATCTTCCACGCTCGTATGGTTGCCTAGTACGATGGTTATCTTTCCAGTCCTTCTGTCGAACCATCCCTTTGCACGTTTCTTTTGTCCGTCAAGTCCGTCAGCAGACGTAAGCACCACGACATTGCCTAAGTTCATCTTGGCGGCGGCATTCGTCACGGCCGTTTCCATTTCGCGAACTTTATTCTCTGCGTATGTTTCTCGTGAACGCTCTACTTGCCCCTCCTCTTCGCGAGGTTTCGGTTCTGCCGCTCTCTTTTTCCTGACGTTTCTGTTGTCGATGAGGCTATCGTTGTCGTTCAGGAGGTCACTTCTTCTCATTTCTATATCTCGCAAGATGTTCTCTAAGAACTCCCTTCCATTTGGCTTAATGTCAATGGTCGGGTCGTTCAATACGTCCTTAACGTTAACTATCGACTGGTTGAGGGCTTGCAAGTATGAAACGTTTGGGTATGCTATCCTCCCATACCCCTTTGCCTTGAAGTCAGAGATGTTGGAAACGGCTATGTGATAGTTATAGTCGTCGTACGCGCCAACAAGTTCCCACGTGCATGAGGCTACACTTCCCCAATGGTTTGCATAGCGGTAGATGTCGCCCGTTTCCTTGTCAATAAGATACTCGCTGTTGCTTAACGGCGACTTATGCCATTCGTAACCTTTGGCTTTCAATTCTTCCCACTGCTCATAAACGGTTTTGCCGTCACTGGACAACGCCTTGAACTCGGCTATCGTGCCGTCATAGTAGTCGGAGAAGTCGACAGTGCCTTTTATTTCCCTAAGCATGGTGCTGCTGTCAAGGCTAAATGGTTCACCTTTTGTTAGTTGTTGTGCTACCGACAACATGTTGTCCCTATTGACGGACTTGCCGTTTAGGTATGCCTTAATGTTGTGTCGTGGTTTGCGTGGCATGCGGACGGCAGAGGTCGGCACAAGCACGTCTTCCAATTTCAAATCTTCATCAAGATTATCCTTTTGCCTGAACAAAACGCCATCCTCCTGTTTAGCCTCGTCAACAGCGCGTTTCCTATCCTCTTTGTTGCCTGGCTCATACTCATAAATAGCCAGTCCTGCATCTTGTAGGGCTACACGCGCCTTTTTGTCAAGGTTGCTCGGTATAACAGCGGCTGCAAATTCATCCAACATCACAGGACGTTCAAATTTCGTCTCGAAGTACATTGCAGGCCTTTCTTCCTGGATTGCCTTAACCAAATCGCGTAGTTTTTGGGCATCTTCATCAGATAATGTTATCCCATATTCGGCTTTAAGGTACGCTTGCGGGTCTTTCTGAGTTGCTGCCTCTTGCAGGCGAGCAAGGCCATAATCATCAAATGCGCCTGCATCTGGTTGAAGCTTCTCACCCAATTCAAGATATACGCCTTTCCACTTGTTCTCAAAGTCCTCTATGTCTTGATGATTACTCGTTAGTTTTCCCTTTTTCTTCTTTATGTTGGCAAGAGTGTTGTTGGATTTCATGACACTTGCCGCAAAGTTGGAAAATGATGTTGACATGCCGACAGATGATTGCCTGCCTTGCTTTTTCATAAGCTTGGAAACGTTCTCTAACGTATTCGGTATATATCTGCGCTTTCCCGATGGAGTAAAGCCGTCAAAGATTTCCTCTTTCGCCTCGTAACGATTATCCAGACCTCGCAGCCAATCTTCGTAGTCTTTCGACAAGCCTTCATGTTCTACGACCTCGCTTGCCTTAGCCAAAGTGCCTTGCACATCAGGACGAGTAGTCAGGCTTAACTCATTCTGAACGTCCTTAACGAAACGCCCGATAGGGCTTAATGGATAACCATAGTCCGCCACATCATCCATAGCAAGCTGTGCCGATTTGTATAGAATACTCCCTTCCTTATTCCGTTCAAGCGCATTCTTGCTTTTTGCTATCAGCTCATCCGTCTTCGCCCGAAAAGCTTCCTTGTCTCCGTTAAACTCAAAATCAACATATACATCCGTAAGTTTCTTGATGGTCTCTTTCGGTAAGGTATAGATGTTGGTAGCACCATTCATCAGAGAGCTAACAGCTTTTAGGATTTCATCGCTGTACTTAGGTTTCGGGAATTGGATGTCAGGTGCGTTACCACGCTGATGGAGGAAAAGATAATGCAGAGCAGTGTTAGCGTAAGACTTTATCCAGTCACTAAGTGCAGCCCGAATGCTATGCTGCATCTCTTTTGGGACATCGTTAATATCCTCTTCCATTTGAAGATTTCCATAAGGGGTCATCCTCTTTTCAACAGATGGGTACATGGGCGTCCATGCGTCACCCTCAAACGTTCCTGCGTTTCTCCCAGCGCGCTTGTCTACCAAGTTAGACGGCATGATGAGGGATATTTCCCCATAGTTGTTATGAATGCTTTTGCTCGTGTCGATGATTGCGGCACTAGGGTTTGCAAGACCGCCCATCTTAATAGCTTTAAGGAGTTTATCCTCGGTTATGTTATGCACTCCCATCAAAGTCTTCGTGTCGTCTTCTGATTTTACCTTATGGAACTGAACATCACCGTTCTTAACTTCACCTAAATCAGTACCATTAACAAGGTCGTAAAGAACCCTGTCGGTAACTTCCTCAATCGAACTAAATTTCTTGATGCCGAAGAGGTCTTTGCCAACCCAATTCCAAAACTTGTTCAGCGCACGGCGTACGTTAGAAATGAGGTTAGCTACTTGCGCCTTTTCTTCAATGCCGCGCGTTTCGGCAAGCGTTTTCTTCGCCTGCTCTTCAAACTTATTGGCATTATCCTTACCACTGATACGGCTTAGTACCTCGCTTGCAACGCCGTCTTCGTCATCCTTTATGTTCTGATAGTTAGGGTCGTTCAACACTTCATCCCAAACTGGCGTACCTTTTAATAGTGCTTTAACGCTGTTCCATCCGTCAACATTATTTCTTCTCATAGCCTCCGCCCAGATGTGCGTGTATTCGTGGATTGGCGTTTCGGGATTAAGGCCGTCTTCGGTGAGGTACACCTTGCCGCCAACAGTCCATCCGTAGATTGTTCCTTGTGGGGTTTTCATCTGGGTGTGCGGTAAGTCTTGCTCTACGCTTGGATAGGTGTAATTGCCGCCAAAGTCCTTGGTATGTAGTTTAACGTCAGCATCAATAACGCGGACATTGCCCAACACGTCTTTTACAATGTTGCTTTTCTGCAAGTCGGCAACAACTATCTGCCCATTGGAGAATACCGTATTGTCCCCATTTATAGGCTTAAACCCTATGGTTTTCATGTGCGCGATACGTTCTTCAACGGACAATGGTGTGGCGGTGGAGAAGTCCACTGCATCTTGTTCGAGTATCTTCACGAAATGCCCATCAATCTCACCATATCCAACGATACGGTATGCCGAGTTGGGGAATATGCTGTTAAACAATGGAACAGCATCAATATCAGTCGGAAACTTTGCATCAAACTTACCCTTGGAAAGTTTGATAACATGTTCCCTATCCTTAGACGAATACACATCAGAGTCAGTGCCAACGGCAAAAGGCATCTGTTCGTCGGTAAATTCCGACAAGTCCGTATGCCAATGGCCAGTGGCTATCGCCCAGCCTTTGAGTGCCTCTTCTTTTCTTCTCTCAACTTCTCTTCTTCCTGCCTTACTAGCGCGTCCATTCTTTGGGACTGCGCTCTCAGAAATTCTGCTGAATAGCACATCCCTTTCGATTGCATCAAAGCCCGATGTTCCTTGTCGTCTTTGATACATTTTTCGTTCCACGCCCTGTGGTAATCGTTGAGATAACCGTCTTCCGTAAACATTGTTTGGTGTTACTTCGTTTATGTATTTGTCTATCTTCTGCAAAGTTACGTCAGAAAAATCACCCGACAAAACTTTCTCATAGATTTCTTGCGCCTCTTCCTTGCGGTGGCGTTCATCAGCAATACGCTCTTTACGCACTTGCTTAACATCCTTGCCAGTGACAAAGGCGGTAGCCTCGTCAATGAGCCTATTCTGTTCCTCGCGTTTCTTTCTTCGTTCAGAGTTGCCGCTCATCAGTTCGGCATCTTCACCAATCACTTCCGCCACGTTTTCGTCACTTACCACCTCAACGGGTATTCCTGCATTCTCCAATAGGGACAAAACGGCATTTGTCGCTAGTTCTTGTTCATCTGTCGTAGTAGACAAATTGTTTTTGTCTACTTGAAATTCGGGTTTGTCAACGGATATGGGCTTGTCGCTTTGCTCCAAAATATCCTTGGCCTTAATGGTGTACTTCCTACCGTTCTGCTCGATGGTAACGCTCTCATTGGTTTGCCCTACCACCTTGCCAGACACGATAGTGCCGTCAGAGAACACACCCTTGGCGTATTTAATATCTTCCGTAATCCTATCTTGTACGCGCGTGCGTTGTGGGGAGGTGTTGAGCACTTCCTTATAGTCGATGTCCGCATCCTCCAAATGCTCCCTAATCTTCTTTTGCTCTTTCACCGAAGAGCGGTCGTAGATTTCCTGCAACTTCTCGCTCTTGGCCAATTCACGCAGATAGCTAGGATATTCGGCAATCATATTGTCGTATTGTTCCGAATATCCCTCAATGTCTGCCGTTTCCCACTCTTCAAGCGTTTTGTAAGGGCTACCATCCAATTCTTCTGACAAGCGTTTTTGCACATAATCCTTTTGCGACAAAACGGCGTTAGCACCACTGGCATCCTCTCCCTTGGTTTCCTTGCTCTCCTTTACCGATTTGTACTCGGCAAAAGGCTTAGTTTTCCTCTTTGAGCCTTGTACCCACTCCTTAAAGTCCTCACGGCTAACTTCGGTGATTGCGCCTAGTCCTTTCCATCCCTTTTCGTAATTGGATAGGTAGGCTTTTCTTGCGGCATCCTCACTCTCGAAACCATACATTACCTTATGCTCGTCAAACTCGCCAGTTTCAGGGTTCACTTGGTCTACGACATATACCATGCCATGCAGGGGCGCATCCGACAAAAATACGTCTATATGGTCTCCATCCACGCTTTGCGTGCCACGGATATAACCATAGGTGTTGTGCATCTTGCTTTCCCACTTGTTGCCCTTGGCGTCCGTTCCACGCCTTACACTCCCCTTGGGCTGTTCTATGCTTATCTCCATGCCGTCTATGCGTACATGTCCCTTGCGGTAATTGCCGCTTTCCTTTTGAGCCTCGGTGGGATTGGTGTCCGTTTCATCCTCCGCCATTTTTATTTCTTCGGCGGTCTTCTTGTCGAGATTTTCCTTTTCGCCATGTTCTACCTCTTCCCTAGTCACGAGGTCGGACTTCTGATGTTCTTTACCTTCTTCAGAGGTAGGCTCATACACAAAGATGCCTGCATCAAGGTTCTGGACGGGCGTGGGCACTACAACAACATAGCCATGCACACTCGTTGCATACAATCCCCCTAGACTTGCATCAACAATGATGTCTTTTGCACCGATACTCTCCATACCGCTCAAGAACTTATCAAGGTTATTGGCATTATACAACCTAATCTCACCATTTGCATCCTTAAATGCTATTCCAATGGTGCTCCTGTTTCGCTTGTTTGCCTTTTTTGATTTTAGCTTTACAAATACACCCCTTACAAAGGAATGTAAGCCATTTATTTCAACACCTGCTGAATAACCATTTGCTGGAGAAACCAATTTTTGCCATTTCGGATAGGCGGTGGCTACCATATTGCCTTTCTGGTCTGTGACCTTACCCTCCAAGGACTTGTCATAGTCCTCTTTCCTCGCCAATAATACAAAACCGTCTGTGGCCACGACGTAACCGCCATCATGATAAACACCCGAAAGCGCGGGGCGCACCTCGTTTTTCTTCTTGTCTTTCTCGGCAAACTCAATCACAGGGATGGGGCGTTTATCCTTTATAGGCACAGGCTCTATCTTCCCTTGTTCGGCGATTTCTTTTACAATACGTTCAGCTTTTGACATCAAGTCTTCCTGCTTGTCGTTATGCTTTTCTGCCTTACTCTCTTTTGTTAGCATCCAATCATTGAACTTGACAGCCGCATCAACCGAACGAAAGGCTAATTTTCCACTATCACCCCACATGTGGGTTTTATCTTCTTCTTTGACATGGCTGTTGTATTCTTCAAGCGCATTTTCCATCATTTCCCAGTCGAATTCATTTACGCTGTGCTCGAAATCGTACAATGCTATTGGATAACTAGGGTCCGTTATGCGGCTTGGGAGATTGATGGCAACAGCCAAGTTTGACTTCTTCCCATCTAAGAGCAGAGGTGCGTACAATTCTTCGGCATCATATTCATCTTTGTTCAACGCAGTCCTCTTATTGCTGTCAGTGCTAGATATGAAGTCCTCAAGTATTTTAAGTTCTTCTTTGCTGTCATCTACCTCTGTCTTACTCTCATTGTTGGCTACATTACCTTGCGTTGCTCTCTCAACGCCCGTTGCAGCGGGTTCAGTTTCCTGTTCTCCAGCGTTTCCGCCATTGTCTCTTGCACCACTTTCTTCAAGCGTGTTGTTAGCACTTCTTGCAACGTCTGTCGTTTCATCTGCCTTTACTCCTTGCTCTGGTTCATTATCCTTAACTTCTCGCCCATCAGTGACGTCTTGCTGGACACCCTGTTTGGGTATTTCCGCTGCTTTATCAACTACATCTTCTTGCTCCTCGCGCTTGGCCGTTTCCTGTGCCTGCCTTTCCTTTTCCTCTTCTTCGGCCTTTGCCGTTGCCTCCGCCTGCTTGGCGAGCATTTCTTCACGCTTTTGCTTGTCGATTGCATCTTGCACGGCCTTAACCTCATCCCAATATTGCACGGCCCGTTCTGCCGCCTGCACCTCTTGTGCGTAAGCAGCTTGTTCCGCCTTGTACTTGGCGATGCTCGTACCCATCTTAGGCTGTTTCTTCTTCACCTTGTCCAGGTGCGACTGTGCAGCCTTGGCATTATTCTTCACGAACTCATCAGCCACTTCTCGCGGCAGCTCCGCCTCATCATAGATGTATTGGTGTGCGCGCTGTGGGGTGACGAACATGAAGTCGGGTTCTTCCTCGCCATCCTTATTCTTCACCATCGGCATTGGTTGTGTGCCGTCTTGCTCTTCCGCTACTTCCTTTTGCTGCTCCTGCTGCTCGGTAGGTGTAGTTTCGCTTTGCTGTTCCTGTTGCTGAGCTTGTCCTTGCTGCGCTTGGGCTTGGGCTTGCACCTCCTCATCGCCTAGCGGTATCGGCTGTCCGTTCTCATCTATTCCGTCTATCTCCGCCGCCCTACGCCTGCCGAAGTCCTGCGTTATGGTCTGTTCCGCCATTTTACGCTCCTCGGCAGGGTCGATAAGGTCTCCAACGCTCATAATCGCGCTAGGGGAGGTGAACTCCAACTTGCCGTCCTCGCCGCGTATGATGATTGTGTCGTCGCTGTTCTGCGTGTCGATGGTCTCTCCGTCATCGAGCATCGCGACGTTGCCGTCAACGACATACGCGCGTTTGTCGTCCTCTTTGAGCGTAACTGGGTGTATAGCCCCGTCTTGGTGCGTGCGTTGCGAAATGCTGTTGTGGGCATCGGTTATCATTCCGTCTAGGTCGTCTTTCGCGCGCTGCACCACGCCGTCAAACTTCATCTTGGCGTTGACGAATGCCGTGGCGGCATCCCTTGTCGCATCGTCTTCCAACGCTCCGTCATTGTGCAGTTTCTTCAATGCCAACACAGGCTCTTGGCTAAGGGCGTCAACAACATCGCTGCCCAACAGCTCAACCACGCGCATTGTCGCGTTGTCGTATTCTCGCTTGGCTCGCGCCATGTCGATGCCCTGCGCATTGTAACCATCGGTATATGCTGCATCCGCCGCACCCTCAATCTCCATGTCGGCGTTTTGTTTCGGGTCGTTTTCGGCCTTTCGGCTGTCGTTGAAATTGATAGTGCCTATATTGTAGCCGCGATACTTCACAAGGTTGTGGATGTAGTCATATACGGCCTTTTTCTCTGGCATTTCCATGTCCTTGCGGCCGTAGATGTCCATCATCAGGTCTGTCAATCCCTCATTGGGCGTGCCATCGATAGCCTCTTGCAGCGGTTTCCACTTCTCCTCGGTGAGGCGGTAGCTTGCCACCTTGGCCGCACGCTCCATAGCGTGCTTGTATCGGTAGTATTGCGCTGCACCTGCACCAGCCATTACCACATTGGGCGCACCCATCAATGCGCCAATGGTCAGAACGCCCATTCCAATATCTTGGTGCGTTCTGAAATCTTTTAGCGATTTTAACCCTCCCTCGCTATCGCCAGTGAGTTCATTTCCAAGGATGCCTGCATACTCCTCTATAAATTCATTTGGCATGTCATTGTAGCCAGCTGCTCTCAAAGCACGATTATACTGCTTATACCATTGCTTTGTGCCAATTTGCGTAAAGAACTTCGACACATTCGACAAGCCTAACTTTTTGGCAGCAGACATGCCCAGCTTACCTAGCCTAAGTGCAGGCAGGAACTCTCCTAACATTTCAGAGCCGTTCTCAATGATGTTTGCGCGCTCACTCTCAATGATAGATGGAATTAACCCTTTCTTGTCTTCTATCAGAAGATTTCCGTTTTTATCAATGTTAACGTTGCCGCGGCTCATTTTGGCGGCATCCCCGATGGTTTTGCCGATGCCAGTCGTATTGCTGATTGTAGCACCACCAGCAATTGAGCCTAACGTTACGCCAGTGGCCTTTATAATCCCTTTCATGGCAGTACGCGCCATGCCTTTTGCAAGCCCTTTTGTCGTGGCCTTAGCGAGTTGCTTATAGCCAGTATTGATAGCCGCCTTTGCGATGCCGCTTGATACGTCTTGGAACAAGCCTAAGCCTAGGCCTATATTCTTCATCATGTCAATAGACACTGGCGCACCAGCACCAGCCCTAGCCCACATGCCATAATCATCGCCATACTTCCCTTGCATGGCTTGATTGCGAAGAGTAGCAGTAAGTACTTGTTCTGCGCTCTCTTCTTCGCGCGTTAAGACTTCTCCACGCTGACGTTTTGCATTGATTTGGGCAAGCCTATTCTCGGCATTGGATATTGCTATGGCATCTTTTATTTCTCCCATGCCGTCCGAGAAATTGTAGCCATTTGTGGCGGCAGTCGCGAAAGAGTGCCAGAACGAGTTCATTTGGTTGTTTTTCTTGTCTTCCAAAATCTGTATGGCCTGCCTGTTCTGCCTTATGGCAGCCATGAGTTGTCCATACTCCTCATCCTTAATTTCCTTTTCGTTTTGGTCGTCACGAATACCACCATGCAACAGGTCGGATTTGGTTGCACCTGCGAGTTTTTCCAAGAACGACCCCCCACTTGCCAACTCTTGCCTGCGCTTTGATGCCGCCTTTTCCAGTTTGGACTGCTGCATCTTCGCCTCTTCCAATTCCGCATCTATGCCCGTTATTCTACTAGTCCTGCTTGACAAATCGCCAATAATTGCATCATTCTTGCGAATTTCAGCCATGATATTGCGGTATTGCTCATCCTGCTCCGCCTGTCCTGCTACTGCGGCATAGGGGTTGATGTCGTTATTGGCGGCGAATGCCATACTACGTTCTTTTTCAAACTGAGCCAAACGTTCAGATGCCATGCGTTCCAGCTCCTTTTTTCTAGCCTTGGCCTGTTCGAGCTGGCTTACCAACTTCATATCGTCAATATCCGTCTGCGCCTGCGTTGCATACGCCTCATTGTCATAGCGTTGTCCGTCCTCCGTTTCGTACTGCACTTGTCCCGAAACGGGGTCTTGCACTTTGTCTACATTGCGGCTCTGCCCCAGCTTAGGCGTTCGCACGTCAAGCCCAGTGTGGCGTTTGGCATGCTCGATTGCGCGCCCAGTCTGCGCAATCTGTTGCCCAGTCTGCGCCACCATGTCGGTAGTATTGCCAATCATGGCGCGTTTCTCCGCATCCGTCATTGGGGTGCTGGTTGTCGGTTTGGGCTGTGGCTTGGTTTGTTGTTGCGGCTGCTGTACCTGCTGCTGTACCTGCTGTCTAGGCACGGCACGCAGACCGATTAGCTGTCCGAACTCCTCGTAACTGCTGCCCACGTCCGCGCCGCCCTTGTGCAGGGTTTCGTACACGCCTTTGCGGTACTCGTACCCAGCCTTGCCAGGCGCGAAGAACTTCTTGTTGAAATCTTGCTCACTGCCTTTGAAATCACCATTCGCGCTAAGCGCATTGTATATTGCGGTTGTCTTCTTGCTCATGATTGTTTTTTTCTTATGCTAAGGTCGCCATATTTTTGGGCCTGTTTCTTCTTGTTGTCGTAGTCTGTCCAGTTGTAGGTGTCGGCGGCATTCTCAATCGCACCAGCCAACACGTCGATAGGCTTATACTTCGTGTGGCCAGTCTTCGTAACCTTGCCGTTATAGCTACGTTCTTCTCCTTCAATGACTGATATAGGAATATTCATCGCCTTGGCCCAGCGTTGCGCCGCCTTTTTAAATTCCATTTCATTCGAGAATTTCAGCACGCCTTTCTTACCTAAGTTAAGCGTGAACTTGCCGTTCTCCCTATCCGCTCTCTTGCGTGCGGCGGCAGTTTCCACATTCGCCTTGGATGCTTGCGCCATATCCTTGGCCGCTCCAGCGTTGGTCTGCTTGGTTCTGGCTGCATTAAGGTCGCGCTTTGATTTCTCCGTCTTCGGCAGTTCAACCGTCTTAACCTTTATGAGGTCTGTTTCGGCATTAGCCTTATTGGCCTCTGCCGCACCTTTTTTAATCTTGCTGTCGCTCTCGCGGTTCTTGCGCGCGTTTTCGTCCTGTTTCTGCTCATATTCGTACGCGCTCTTGATTAACGCCATCCTACGTGCGTGCTTGGCATCGTCCATATCGCCCAACTTGCCGAAGTTGTCGGCTTTTAGTTTGAGGATATTGAGGTACTTGTCGCGGTCTGCCTCACGCTCCGCCTTTAACTTGTCGTACTTCCCTTGCACGGCATCGGTCAATGTGCGCTTGCTGCTCATGTCGGGCGCACCTTTCGTTGTGAAGTACACGTTGGACAGCGCGCTAAGTCCGTCACCTATTGCGGCAAAGAGTTTCTCTCGTCTTTCCCTTTTCTCTCTCTTTGCCTTTTGTTCCTCGGTTTCGGGGCGCAACCTGCGCTCCTCGTCCTCCAATCGGCGCGTCATGTCCTCGTAGGTCTTAATTTGATTGTTCCGATAAGGGTTGTTCTCACTGTCTGGCGCATTCAAGTCCTCGCCAGTGAAGTATTTCACTTTTTCGCTTACGCTCATGTGCGCCGTAGGAGACACGTAGGGCTGCTCTTCTTGTGCCTGCTGCATTGCAGGCTGTGCGGCCTGCTGTACATGGGCGTTTCCTGCCGCGGCTTGCGGCTGTTGTGGCTGCTGAACCGCCTGTTGTGTCGGCATCTGCTGCCCTGCTGGCTGCATAACCATCGGGTCTTTGAGCGGCGTATTGTGCTGCACTTGCTGTTCCTGCGCTGGTTGTTGCTGTGCCACAGGCGGCGCGAACTGCTGCTGCTGTGCCGCAATTTGCTGCCATTGGTTGCCCTGCTGTTGCGTTGGCTTTTTGCCCGTTATCAAATCGAATGTACTCATTGCCTACTTGTCTTTCTTTTCGGGAAATATCGCGCCTGCAATGCCTGCCCCTGCATCGCCTGCGCCGCTAACTGCCGCCGCAATATTCTGCGCTTTCTGCTGCTCCAAATTATTGAGCTGCTGGTTAAGATTGTCATTCTTAGCCATGTATTGCTGCTCAATCTGCGATTTGCGAGCCTCGGCCGCCACATTGATGCTGCTCATCGTATCGCTTAACGCCTTTGCGTTCGCCTCCTTTGCCGCGGCCACGCTCTCTTCCGTGCCGCCCATTACGGCCGCCGTACCTGCCGCCTGCTGGCTTCTTTTGCTAATATTGTCTTCGGTCTGCCTTACCAAGGCCTGTGCATCCGCACGTTGCGTAGCATCCTCATTGTAGTTCTTGTCATACCACCTTTGGTTCTCAGCCTTTTGTTGCTCGATGTTCTCTTTCATCTTGCGTGCGGCACGTGCCGCGGAGATACCTCCGAAGATGCCTGCGCCCAACTTCATTGCGCCGCCTATAATACTTCCAATCATAACGTTATGCCTTTAATATTTTCAAGCAAAAATAATCCATTAATTTTGCTGTACATTTATATATATATATGGATATGGCAGAAGAGAAGAAGATAAGGGTTAAGGCTGGCGGCAGGCAGAAGAATACGCCCAACAAGATAACGAGTGTGACTAGGCAGACAATTTCGGAGTTCATTGCCGAATACCATAACTCTGGCTTGATGTTCAATGACTTCAAGAGCTTGGAGCCGCGCGACAGACTGATGGTAGCAGAGAAGTTCATAAACTACACTATCCCTAAGATGCAGGCACAGGCATTGGAGTTGAGTGTTAATGGCGGCAATAAGACAATCGAAGACACGCTTGTGGCTCTTTCGGACGAGATGCAGGCATCAGGCACAAAGAAGAAGTAGAAAACCCGAAAGGCTATTATAGTTTTCTGCGTTTTATTTCAGCCTTTTGTGTTCATAATTGTTTTCAAACGTTAAATAATTACGTTTTAAGTGTTAAATCGCCAATTATATTTGGCGATTTATATTTTTATGCGTAACTTTTCAATATCAAAATTAAAAACAAATACAAACAATTAAAACTTACAATTATGGCACAGATTAAAAACATCCTCAATGAGATTAAGAACACAGAAGTATCTTCTGCACAAGAGGCGTACGAAGTAGTAGAGAGAGTTCTTAGATGAGGCAGAGAATATATTTAAGGAATACGATTTTCCAACGCCTTACGGCGTGCAGAGGGGTGAAGATCTCTATATAACCTTAGACGGCACAGGAGATGGCGATTGGCAACCATCATACGAAGTCAAGGTAACCGAACTATATACGGATGCTGGTATGGATAGTGAAGATTACATATTCCTTATTCATATCGAGGAGAGATAACACATCAATCAAACAAACAAAAGCTGCGCTATCGGCATGACGGGCGACAAGCATGAATAAAACATATACAGTTAGTTGGAGTTCCGTAATGAATTATACTCCTAATATGTGCGGTGGGATGGTCTCCGCCACATTCGACACAAAGCGAGATGCACGCGCTTTCTTTAAAAAAGAGCTATTGAATACGCAATATAAGAGTATCAGCAGTATAAAAGAAGAGAACCCCGACTTCTTCATTATGTCAGAAGATGTTGCAGACCATGAGTTCGCACACCATTGCACATACTTAGAAATAATAGAGTGGGGCGAAGATGATGAGATGGAGGTTATCGAACAATCTGACGGATATTGGGTTGAAGATTGAGCATTGAGCATGAAAAAACTAAACGTGTTGCGTGCCGCCCACGACCGCGGCATGCAGTTGACAGAGGTTGCCAACAAACTAGGCATCGCCCCGTCTAGCCTGCGCGCAAGGACTTCGGGCAACCCAAGGTTAGATAGCTTATACGAAATTGCTCTCGTGCTTAAATGTGAGGTGGGGGACTTGTTCTATTGACGAAAGGGGAGTGAGGAAATTATCCTTGCTCCCCTTTCTTTTTTGCCAATCGGCTAAAAGCATCCTCGACCGACCTGTCCAATATCTTAGCATAGATGGCCTCCGTAGTGCGTATTGAGGAATGCCCCAACACCTTTGCCACGACTTCCATAGAGAAACCATTGTTAAGCAGGTACATCCCGCATGTGCGCCGCCCCCAGTGGCTGGCAATTGGCTTTTCAATCCCTGCCGCCTGCGCAACCAACTTCAACCGCATGTTGTATTGCTGGTTGGTTAGTTTGGGCAATACGCCGTTGTACCGCTCGATTATCTTCCGTGCGGCAGGCAATAGTGCGAACGTGAATGACACGCCAGTCTTGTTTCTCTTTCCGCTGAAAACTTTTTGCTCTCCGCGAGTTTTCACTTGCGAGAAGTCGAAGTCCATCAAGTCCGAATACGACAACCCAGTAAGGCATTGCAGGACGAACAAGTCACGCACGTGCGTTAGGCTCTCGGTTGGCATTGGCGCGGCAGATATGGCGTTAAGTTCCTCTTCCGTTAAGAAACGCCCCTCTACGCTCTCGCCGCGCTTAATGGATATGGTGGCATAAGGGTTGGTTTCGAGCAATTCTCGCCTTATGGCCGCATTGATGTACGTCTTCAAGAACTTGTGATAGCTGTATATGGTGGTCTGCCTGATGCCTCGCGCATGCAGGTAATCGTCAAATGCCATGATGTTGGCGCGCGTTATGTCCGTAAAGGCGATTATGCGCCCGAAGTCCTCCAATGCCGTGATAAGCTTGCGCTGTGTCTTGCGTGTCGTTTCCCTAATGTCCGCTCGCGTGGCTATCATCTCCTCCGCGAACTCTACGAACGTGCGCTCGGTGTGCGTGGCGTTGGCGATGAAATTGTCCAGTGCCGCCCACTCGAATGCCGCCCCACACTGCATCAGCGCATTGAGCCAATCGTCAATGCGCGCCTTTATCGCGATGATACGCTCATTGCATTCGAGCATGTCAAGGCGCGAATGCACCATCCTTGCTGGGTCGAACTGGCCTTTGAACACCTTTACGCCAGTTGTTATGTACTTCTTCTTACGCTCAAACAGCACTTCAACCTGTATGAGTGCCGCCTTGGTCTTCGTGGATTGGTTCTTTCTGTCGAAAACGAAACGCGTGGTGGGATATTTCAATTTCAT